CTGTTGGACGTTTGAATCCTGTTTTTGGATCTATAGGCTTGTTGTTATGCCATCCTTTGATAACATCAAAACAATTAGTTACACTAATACCAGTACCTGAATCTCCTGTGCCTTCTAAGCCAGCTACTTTTACAGAATATATGTGTGCGTCTTTAGCCCAACCTTGTGTGCGGCCTGCTACTGTACCTGCACAATGACTTCCGTGACTGTCATAATCTCTATAGTGGTTAGCACTTTGTGATCCTGCAAGTCCACTTTCTGCGTACCAATCGATTTGCTTTACTCTGCTTATACCTGCACTATCTGTAAATTCAGGATGATCAACTTGTAGTCCGCTGTCTTGTATTACAACGTCTACACCTTTTCCTGTAAGTGTATAATTAAATTGCTCTGTAATTGTTGCTGTACCATCAAAAACATCAAAGCCTTTAGCACATCTTATCAAACCCCAATTTAAATCGTTTGAGTTTCCGCTTTGAGTATTCTTTTTCCAATTAGCACCACCTTGAAATGCATTAAACCCAATATCTATATCTTCTCTATCTTGTGGTGGTATTTGTACATCTACTACCCTATTATCACCTCTAAGTGCAGTAGCTTCTGCATCTGTTAATGCATAGTGTGTATTTCTTTGACTTAACGGTCTTGCATTTGCAACGTCTACTGTTCTATTTGGTATATCTCCAGCACCAGTTGATGCTATCATTTCTGCATTAAATGCATCGTAGTCTACACCTGCTTTAAGTGTGACAATATACTCTTTCTCGCTCATTTAGGCTCCTTAGTGTAAGTCTACCCAAGCACCGTTTGCATATCCTTGGAATTTATTTGTAGTGGTATTATAAACCATATCACCATTTGCAGATGCTAATGCATCACGTTCTGTTGTTGTGAATGATGCAAATCTTACTGGCGATTGTGTAATTACTACTGCATTACCTGCTGTCAAGTTTAAATTACTTGCCGCAGTTATTTCTGGCGTACCTGTGCTTGTGCTTTCAAAACGGTCTGCAATAACAGCATTGGTAACTGTTAAATTGTTTTCAACTGTAAGATCACTTTGACAAGTTACTGCTGGAATAATTACCATACCACTTGAATCGTTTGTATCAACAGTTGATCCTGTGAAATCGTAGTTTCCTAAGGCAGCTGGTTGCAGTGCTGAATCAGCTTTTGTACCTTGAGCACTTGTAGCAGCATCTGTAATGCCGTAACCTGCTAGTGTAGTTGGTGTACTAGTTACACCTGACCAAGCAACTCCACCTGCTGTACCGCTTACATTACCTGTTACGTCACCTGTAAGTGTGCCAGTGATTGTTACACCATTAGTGGTTGTTTGTAATTTTGAACTACCGTTGTAATATAATCTAACACCACCATCTTCTGTAGCATCTATTTGTACTTCATCATTTGCAGCATTTTTTATTTCTAGTAAATTTGATAAAATTTGTAATCCGCCATCACCAGCATCTTTAATTACACTTGCTGTGCCTGTGTGATAAATTTGTAAATCATCGCCTGCACCAAATATTAATGTATCGTCAGAACCTGGACTTGCAGCATCACCAAACTTAATGTTGTAAGTTCCTGTTGTCATATTGCCGCCAAGCACTGGACTTGTATCGCCTGAAAGTTCAGTTACACCAGTAACTGTAATGTCACCTTCTGCATTACTTGAAGTGCTTATATTTCCTGCACCAAGTATTTTAAAACTTTCTCCGCTATTGATTAATCTAATAGCACTATCGTCTGCACCAACACCAATGTTGCCAATGCCTCCGCCCGAACCACCTGATCCTACAACGTCTACATCATTTACCCACGCACTACCGTTATATTTTAAAACTTGTCCAGCTTGTGGAGTACCAATAGTTACATTTCCTAAATCAGAAAGTGTGTTAGGTGCTAAGTTTACTTTACCTGCTACACCATCAACTAATATTGTTGAATCATCAGCTACAACTGTACCTGTTATAGAGGCTGCTTCTAAGTTGCCTGAAAAAATACCATCGCCTCTTACATCTAATGCTTTTAGTGGTTGATCCGTTTTAATACCTAAATAACCAAAACGGTTGAAAACCATTGCATTGTCTGTGCCTGTACCACCTGATTCGTTGTATGTTAAAAATACAATTCTACCTGGCATAATACCATCAGCAATAGCAGTGGTATACTTGTCAGCACCCATTTTAATTATAGCTGAGTTAGTGTAAGAATCTCCGTCATAGCCTTTTGAAATAAAGTTATATACTGTATCACCTGCTGTCAATACTGTTTTATTTGCAATAGTACCATTATGTCCTCTTGCTTCTAAAGCTACACCATTTGTACTTGTTATAGTTGAATCAACAATAATATTTGCACTATCGCTACTTAATGTAAGCGCACCACCTGAAAATGTATTGCTTGTTACATCAACCATTACATTGTTTAAGGAGTTAAAAACTGATGCTAGTACTTTATTATTGTTTCCGTCTACTAATACTGTGGAATCGTCACCATATACACTACCTGATAAATCACCATCAAAACTACCGTTAAATAAGTTTGCAGCCATTGAGGTTGCATTTACATAACCACCTGCATCAATATTTAAGTTAACATCTATACTTCCGGTTGCGTTAATATTGCCTGTAGTATCAATATCGCCAGTACCAGTTATATCAAAGCTATTTAAATCAAGGTTGCCACCTAACTGTGGAGTTGTGTCGTCTACTACATCGCCTCCGCCGCCACCGCCGCCGGATCCTGATGATACTTGATTACCACCAACAGTCGTTCCGTCACCTACCCAAAGCGGTCCTACACTAGCGCCTGAATAGTCTGTAACGTAAATTAATTCACCTAATTCTGGGGTATAAGACAAACGCTCAGCATTAGTACCTCTTTTAATTCTCAAAGCCATATGAAACTTCTCCTACAGTATTACTTTAAAGTATTTATCTCATATTTAATTATTTGTTAAGCTTTAAAAAACGCTTTGTGCGTTTAGAGACATCTTTTTGAAGGCGCTTGGTATCTAGTCTAAAATCAACAGTATCTATTTTGTCATTGTATTCATCTAAGAATGAAGCAATAGTATCTGATGGATCCTCTACATTTTTATTGTTATGTACATCAATTTCCCAAACTTTTTGGTCAAGAAAGGTTACAATTACTGTAGAAACGTATTCAATAGGGAGGTAATCATAATTGACTTCATCTAAAATTTCCTCCCAATAGTCGGTATCACTTGGTTCTTTAGGCACTTTCGGTTTTCTTTGCGGCTTTACGTTTAGTAGGAACAAGTTCTTCTGCTTGCTCTCTAAGTGCCTTTGCTTCTTTAAAAAGTGCATCAGCTTGTGATCTATATTGTGCCGCTAAGTCTTCGTTACTCATTACTCCGTCAGTAGAAACTTCTTCAGTGTATACAGCTGATGGATCAACTGTTTCTTTTGTGTCAGGTACAGTTTCGCCATCTGGGCCTTTTAGAGCTAAATCGGCTACTGTTACACCTTTTTGTTCAGCAATAATTTTATTCAATTCGTCTAAAGATATTGCATCAGAATTTGTTGGTGTCATTTCAACAATACTAGTTTCAACTTTTCTAAGTTTGCCTGTAGTATGAAATCCTGCTAACATATTTCTACCATCTGGTAGCATAGCTCTCGCCATTGCTTCACCAAACTCATATGCTTCTTGTCCGGCAGCTGATTCAACTGCGGTAATTAGTGCATCGTGTTCCTCTGCACTTAAATTTTCTGTTTGACAAACCAAACAATTTTCTGGTTCGCCTGGAACAACTCTATAAGCTACTATAACTTTTCGCTTATTAGATTTAATTCTTCCTACGTGTTTAAGAGCCATCTTCCGCCTCCGTTGTTGGTGCTGTTGGTGCTGCCGCAGCCGCTTTCTCTGCAGATTCAGCCGCTTCTTTAGCTTGTTTTGCTTGTTCTTCAACAGCTTTTAAGAAACCATCAAGCTTATTATAAAGAGCTCCGACATTTGCGAGCTCATTTGCTTTGAATGTTCCTCGTTCAGTAGAGAGCTCAATTACAGCTCTTGCTAATGCTAGATCTTGAATGTTTAGTTCATTTGGATCTGGTTGTGTTTGTTCAGTCATTACTCTTTTACTCCTTGTATAATATATATTTTCTTGACTATCTTGTATACTTCAAATGTGGACAAGCTAACATAAAAAAGCTCATCTCTTTGGATAATTCAAATCCAACTGTTGTTACACTTGAAATTGTATCGTTTTGTATAGATACATTTTCTCCTAAAAAGTATCTTCCTGTTAAATTATCTTCAATCCAATCAGAAAGAACTGCTTCTATGTTATAGGTTTTTTCCAAGTCAACAGTCTCGAAAGTAGGAGGGCAAAAGTTTACCCTCCTTATACCTAAAACATCTAGTGGATTGGTTTTAACCTTCACGCAGCCTCCTCATAATGTGCAGTCATACCAAAAGGACCTTCTAAGTTTTTATCGTGATGACTATGAATAACAAATAATGTATCACAGTAATTAGGATCTCCCCAACTATCCCAAGCATAGCCATCTGTAAACATAATAAATTTCTTAGGCTCAATGCCTTGATCCTTCATATATGTCCAATTTACTTCAAAGTCAGTGCCGCCACCACCTTTAACTTCATAGTCACTGATATCGTCTCCGTCATCTGAACTATAAAATGCTTCATTATATACCTTAGTATCAAAACACCATATTGTAATTTTGTAATCTTTGTACTCGTCCATAATACCTTTAACTTCACTTAAGAAGTCTTTAGCTTGCTTATCACCTATACTACCTGACATATCAATACTAATACAAAGATCAATAGTTTCTTCAAAGTTCATACCTGGAAGTATAGCACCACTTTGCCAACCTTTGCGATTTGGTCTTACAAAAGTGTAATCACTTTTAATTGTGCTTTGAATCTGCTGACGTAGTAACTGACGCCAATTCATTTTAGGCTCAGTAAGTTCTTTTATCATACGTGTAATTTCAGCTGGAGTATTACCAGCACCTGCTGCCTGTGCGGCCGCCATCACTGCTTCTTTTATTTCGTCTTTAATTTTTTGCTTTTCGCCTTCAGATAATGTTTGACCTTTTCCTTTGCCTTTACCATCATCGTTGCCTTCACCGTTGCTTGCTGGTCCTTCGCCCCACTCAAAATGCTCATCTAACATTTCACCTAATTGTTCAATGTCAATTTTTTCTGCATCTTGGTACAATTGGTCGTATACTTCTTCACTAGTCCAATCTAAGTATTTGAAGTCTTGGAAACATTCTACTAGCTTTGGCTTCATACCAATTCTATCTCTAACTAGAATATTGTTAACAATGTAATCACAAGCAACATTGTAAAGATAAGGATTACGATCTTCTCTTCTTGTAAGATGATCAAATACCATATGTAAAATTTCGTGTGCGATAACAAATTCTATTTCTTTGTTATCCATTGCGTTAAAAAACTGTGTATTGAAGTATAAGTTTTTACCATCTACTGCCGCAGTAGGAATAGTTTCGTCTGCCGCAACAATTCGTAAACGTGTTGCCATATTACCGAAAAAAGGATGCCTTAGAAGCAACCCAACTCTTGCAGTAATAATTCTATCTAGTACAACCTTTTGCATTTCTTCTAATGCTTCTGGTGTAATATTAGGATCTGGTTCCCAATTCTTTAGTTTGCTTGCAGTTTTTTCTGTAGACATTTTCATTGCTACATAGTGCGGCATAAAATCTAACATAGTTGTCCTCTTTTTATCAGTGCTGTAATAGTTATAACATTATTTAATATGATTGTCAACCTTTAAATAGAAGAGTGGACAGTACGAATACTGCCCACTAGTTATTGGCTCAAGCGTTTTGAGCAGCCTTGATATACTTGCCATATCGCGAGTGAAACTCATCAAAACAAGCAACTTCATCAGGATCAATTGGAAGATTGTATTGTGTAAGAGCAAGCTTTATACCCATTACAACTAATTCAGTCTCAAAATTATCCATTGCAAACCTTAAAAAGTTATCAACTTTTTTGTCGAACTTCTTGTCATTTGCATCACTTGCTTCTTTAAGCTCATAACAAAGAGACACAGTTAAGGAATACATTGCACTGATTTCCTGTGTTTTTATCTCTTTTACCTTGCCATCTAAAATATCGGATGGATTAGGCATACTTCCCGCAATCTTACGATGAGCCATAAATTTTACAGCCAAACCTTCACCTACAGCACCAGCAACAAGGTCTGTAGTTGTAGATTCATCTGAATCATCTTCGTCTAGTAGTTCAGAAACAAACGACCAACTACGTGGCGTTGCAAAAGAACGACTTGGCGATTTAGGATCAAAATCATAAAGATCCTGTTTTGCAAATTGCAAGTAGCCAACAACATCTTTGTGTTGCTTGTTGTCAACTGCCCACTCAAACCAATCATCAAACAATACTGAAAGTTCTAAGTGTATAAAGCGATTTGCAAGCGGAGCAGGCATTCGATACGTAACACCTTTGTCTGCTTCGCGGTTACCAGCGGCAACGATAATAACGTTGTCTGGTAATTTGTATTGTCCTACTCGACGATTTAGAATCAACTGATATGCTGCCGCTTGTACAGCAGGAGGAGCTGAGTTCATCTCGTCAAAGAATACAACAATGTTATCATATGCTTTTGCGAATTCTTCGTCTGGCAATTCGCTAGGTGCGCCCCACACCATTTTGCCTTGGTTAGCATCAAAGTACGGAATACCTTTGATGTCTGTTGGTTCCCACAGCGATAATCTAATATCAATTAGATGGCTGTTTTTCATACTATCAGTAATCTGCCTAATAATATCAGACTTACCAATACCTGGAGGACCCCATAAAAACACAGGTCGCTTCTTTTTAAATGCCCGATAAATGCTTTTCTTAGCTCGATTCGGACTAACTTGTCTTGTCATTGTATCCATTTTGTATTTCCTTGTTTGTTTGTATCAGTGCTTATACGTTACATTAACATTTATTTGTTGCAGTGTCAACCTTTTTATATATCTTTATATTCAACAACTGCTGAAAGCTCGTCTACAAGAGCTTTACCATAATCTGTAAACAAGATACCTTGCTCCCATACAAAATGCTCTACATCTTGTATATGATAAAAAGTTTCTTGTTGTGCAATCCAACGGAGTGCTGTTGTACGATCGCCTGCACCAAGATTTATCACATCTTGCACACGGTCTTCAAATCGTGCAACACAGGCTGCTTCACGAATTTTCTCTTCAGCCATATTTTGCTCAAGAGTTTTGCAGTACTCATCCCAAGTTTTCTGCTTTTCTGCAGGAGTACAGTTATTCCAGTCTGCGTAAAAAGCTTCACGTGGACGGACACCATACACTTCTTTGTGTAAGTCTGAAATAGTATCTTCACAGTATGTAAACATTTGAAAGCCCTCTTTGCTTTATTGCCCTATATATACAATATAAGACATCTTTACACAAAGGTCAACCTTTTTTCTTTAATTTTATTAAAAAACTTCCAGGATTATATTTTTGTTGATTACATTCTCTAACAAATGGATGATTACTTGCCCAAGTAGGAAATTCTCTCATCATAGCACCTTGGCCTGTGATTACAATACATTGTCTATGTCCAAGATAATATGCTTGATCAACGGATTTTTTAAATTTACGCCAACCTTCGTGTATGTGAGCACCGTGTAAATCAATCCTCATTTTGTCTTTTCATTGCTTTTGTAAGGCCGTACTTACGCAAATCACCACTAAACAATGTTAATTCAACTGCTTTCTTCTCATTTGTAACCGTTATGCTTCTATTTGTCAAATAATAAGGGCAATCGATAAACTTATCTAAAAATATTATAATTTGTGTTGTTAAAGGCATTTCACGTGGATATGGAATATCATATGTTGTTAGTCCTAATTCTTGTATTGCTTCATACCCTTCATCTGTTAAACGTAGTCCGCCTACTTCTTTATTTCTA